TGGGGCAGGAATGCCCGGTCTGCACCGGGGCGGCGGAAGTCACCGACGAGGAATATGCGGAGTGGAAAAAGGAGATGGAAGAGCCGGTGGAGCTTCCGTTCCAATAGCATCCAGGCTGGTTTTCCGCAGGCAACTGGGCCGGAAGGCTCTTTTGCCTGTGGCAGATATACACAATTCCCCTTGCAGATATTTGTGTACTTTATTCTTCGGTTCTGCTTGCTATTACCGGCATTTAGAGCGAATATGTGTACTACCGAAAGGGAAAACAAAAAAGAAAACGGAGGACACAGACCATGAAGATCAACGATGCAATGAAAACCTACAGACTGCCGAACCCCACCACGCCGGAAGATCTGGAATGCAGATGGAGCAAAACGCTGACCTTCGGCGACAGGGCGGTCATCGCCGGGTACTTTTTCAACGGCCCGAACAAGCCCTGCTACTTCGGGGCGGCTTACGAATTCCTGGGCGACGACCACACCTGCGAAGGCGCCATCGGGCTGAGGGCGGCAAGCGGAGCCGAGTTCGAGGATGACGGCCACGCAATCGCCTGGGCGATGCAGCAGTAAACGGAGGCGGGAAAATCCCAGGGTACGGAGCCGGAAGGCTCTGTATCCCGTGCCAGTAAAGTACACAGATCCCGGCGCGGATGTTTGTGTACTTTATGCTCCGGATTGACTTGCTATTATCGGCGGAAAGAGCGAATATGTGTACTACCGAAAGGGAAAACAAAAAAAGAAAACGGAGGTACACACCATGAAGGATTACAATGAGGTTTTTGGATACGAGGCATTTGCAGGGTTTATGACGGCAGCGCAGCTTAAGCGCCACACGGAGTGCATTCGGGAATACAAAGGATACAGCATCGCCTTTGGGAAATACCAGAGGGACGGCGCAGGCAGGGCATGGTGGAGCGTCAGGGTTTGGAAAAACGACGGTAAGGACCGCCTGGGGGCTTTCACGATGAAAAGCCTCTGCGCCACGGACGGGGAGGCGATGGCCATGGCGACCCGGTGGGCAAAAGCCAACATTGACAGGATTGCCGGATAAACGAAAAACAGGACATTCCAAGAACGGAGCCGGAAGGCTCTGTGTCTTGTACTGATAGATTGGGGCTTGCCGCTGGCAGGCCAATTTTTATGCCATCTTCTGGAGGTGATGCCGATGGCGATGCGGAAACTGAAAAAATACAGGCCGACGAAGTTCAGGGCGAAGGACAGCCGTTACGATAAGGATGCCGCCGATTTTGCTGTGATGTTTATCGAGAGCCTCTGCCACACCAAGGGGACGTGGGCGGGGAAGCCCTTTGAACTGATCGACTGGCAGGAGCAGATCATCCGTGACATTTTCGGAACGCTGAAGCCTAACGGCTACCGCCAGTTCAACACGGCTTATGTGGAAATACCGAAGAAGCAGGGCAAGTCGGAGCTTGCCGCCGCCGTGGCGCTGCTCCTGACCTGCGGGGACGGGGAGGAGCGGGCGGAGGTGTACGGGTGCGCCGCCGACAGGCAGCAGGCCACTATCGTCTTTGACGTGGCGGCTGATATGGTGCGGATGTGTCCCGCCCTTTCCAAGCGGGTGAAGATACTCGCCTCGCAGAAGCGGATCATCTACACGCCCACCAATTCCTTCTACCAGGTGCTTTCGGCGGAGGCGTATTCCAAGCACGGCTTCAACATCCACGGCGTGGTGTTCGACGAGCTGCACACGCAGCCGAACAGGAAATTATTTGACGTCATGACCAAGGGCTCCGGGGACGCCCGGATGCAGCCGCTGTATTTCCTCATCACCACGGCGGGGACGGACACCCACTCCATCTGTTACGAGACGCACCAGAAGGCAAAGGACATTCTGGAAGGGCGGAAAATCGACCCTACATTTTACCCGGTGATCTACGGTGCGGATGAAGCGGACGACTGGACGGACCCAAAGGTGTGGAAGAAAGCTAATCCCTCTTTAAACATCACGGTGGGGATTGACAAGGTGGAGGCCGCCTGCGAGTCGGCGAAACAGAACCCCGGCGAGGAGAACAGCTTCCGGCAGCTCCGCCTGAACCAGTGGGTGAAACAGGCGGTGCGGTGGATGCCCATGGACCGGTGGGACGCCTGCGCCTTCCTCGTTTCCGAGGACGGACTGGAAGGGCGCGTGTGCTACGGCGGGCTGGACTTATCCTCCACCACGGACATCACGGCATTCGTGCTGGTGTTCCCTCCGCTGGACGAGGAGGACAAATACTGCATCCTGCCGTATTTCTGGGTGCCGGAGGAGACGCTGGAGCTGCGTGTGCGGCGCGACCATGTCCCCTACGATGTGTGGGAGCGGCAGGGGAAGCTGATGACCACGGAGGGGAACGTGGTGCATTACGGCTATATCGAAAAGTTCATCGAGCGGCTTGGGGAGCGGTTCAACATCCGGGAGATCGCTTTCGACCGGTGGGGCGCGGTGCAGATGGTGCAGAACCTTGAGGGCATGGGCTTCACGGTGGTCCCGTTCGGCCAGGGCTTCAAGGATATGTCCCCGCCGACCAAGGAGCTGATGAAGCTGGTGCTGGAGCAGATGGTCGCCCACGGCGGGCATCCGGTCCTGCGGTGGATGATGGACAACATTTTCATCCGTACCGACCCCGCGGGGAACATCAAGGCGGACAAGGAAAAGTCTACGGAGAAGATTGACGGGGCGGTGGCCGCCATCATGGGGCTTGACCGTGCCATCCGCTGCGGGAACATGTCCTCGGAGAGCGTCTACGACACCCGCGGACTCCTCATCCTGTAGGGGTAAAATGCACAAACACCGCCGTAAATGTTTGTCTAAGATACTGCCGGAATCCGCTTGCTATCCTGTGACTTCAGAGCGAATATGTCACTTACCGGGAAGCTATCCCGGAAAACAGGAGACGGAGGTACTGTGATGAGGGCATACGGAGAGATGGAGCAGCACGGGAAATACACGCTGGAGGATTTCGGCGGCTGGTCGAGAAACCACACAAAAGCGGCGTCCATCCGCAGGTGGAAGCGGCCGCTGAAAAAGAGGGCGAGGCAGGTCTGCAGAGCTGCTCTGAGACGGCTGGTCTGAGCGGCTTTCCGGGGCATAATTTACACAAAAACCGCCCCGGATGTTCGTGTAGTTTATGCCCGTAATTGGCTTGCTATTACTGGCATTCAGAGCGAATATGTGTACTACCGAAAGGGAAAAAACAAAACGGAGGTAACGCACATGAAGGTACACGAATTTATCGCAAAACACAAGATTAAGGAATCCAGGATGCGGATCTACGATGCGGAGCTTGGGGATGAGGTTTACGGGATTTACGAGATGGGCCTCTACCGCGACTGCGAGGTGGTCAGGGCATACCCGCACAACGGCGACACGGTTTTGGAGGTCGCATCGGTAAACGGCTAAGACAGGACGGCACAGGGGCGCTGCTTCGGCGGCGCCTTCCTGCTGTCCGTTTTTGGAAAGGAGAGTGGTATTTATGGGATTATTCAGCGGATTGTTCCGGGCGAGGGATGCTCCCCAAAACAGGACATCAGGGAGCGCCTACAGCTTTTTCCTTGGGAACAGCATCAGCGGGAAACGGGTGAACGAGCGCACCTCCATGCAGATGACGGCGGTGTACTCCTGCGTCCGGATTCTTTCCGAGGCGGTGGCGGGGCTGCCGCTCCACTTTTATAGATACACGGACAATGGCGGGAAGGAGAAGGCAGCGGACCACCCGCTGTATTTTTTGCTCCATGACGAACCGAACCCGGAGATGACTTCCTTCGTGTTCCGGGAGACGCTGATGACGCACCTGCTCCTGTGGGGGAACGCCTACGCACAGATCATCCGCAACGGCAAGGGGGAGGTCATCGGGCTTTACCCTTTGATGCCGGACAGGATGGGCGTGGAGCGGGATTCCAAAGGGCAGCTCTATTACGAGTACACGGTGAGCATGGAGGACGCACCGACCGTGAAAGGCAGCACAGTCGTCCTGCCGCCCACGGAAGTGCTGCACATCCCCGGTCTTGGCTTTGACGGGCTGGTGGGCTATTCCCCCATTGCCATGGCAAAGAACGCCATCGGCATGGCGATAGCCTGTGAGGAGTACGGGGCGAAGTTCTTCGCCAACGGCGCACAGCCGAGCGGCGTGCTGGAGCATCCCGGCACCATCAAAGACCCGACCAGGGTGCGGGAGAGCTGGCAGTCCACCTTCGGTGGCAGCCACAACGCCAATAAGGTGGCCGTTTTGGAGGAGGGCATGAAATACACTCCGATCTCCATTTCCCCGGAACAGGCGCAGTTCCTGGAAACACGGAAGTTCCAGATCAATGAGATCGCGCGGATATTCCGTGTGCCGCCGCACATGGTGGGCGACCTGGAAAAGAGCAGCTTCTCCAACATCGAGCAGCAGAGCCTTGAGTTCGTGAAATACACTCTTGACCCGTGGGTGTCGAGGTGGGAGCAGTCCATGGCGCGGTCGCTGCTGACGGCGGAGGAGAAAAAGAAATATTTTGTGAAGTTCAACGTGGACGGCCTGCTCCGGGGCGACTACCAGAGCCGCATGAACGGGTATGCCGTGG